AAACCTACTTTCGTCGCAACTTTATTGAGATGAATTCTCGTTCCTTTCTTCGTGAAGAAGATTTAGAAGGAGTTATAGGAGAATTCTCCCAGATTGGTTTTATCAACTGGGGTCTTATGAAAGGTTATAAGAGAAGTGAAGAGCCAAGTCAGCTACCTAAAGAAAAGGGCCCAGGTTTACTGGGTTATGCTGAGGATAGAACAATTAAACATCCCGAGATTCTCGGGCAGTTAGGACCTTTGCATAAGGATCTTGTTAAAGATCTTGATGCATTTTATGTACCTTTAACTGATTTATTCATAAAAACCAATTACGATGTTCTATTTTCCACCAAAGCTGAAATGATGCCTTGGTATGTTCCACAGTGGTGTGGAGGACTTGGTTTATATCCTTCTCCGGATCTCGCCAATCTTAACGAAGAGCGGCGTTATATGGGAACAGTTTTGGCAAATTATAGTTTACTAAATCCCAAGAGCTTGAATTCAGGCGAACCTAATTGGTTGCTTGATTCTCTCGCTCAAAAGGCGTTATCTCAATTCACTAAGGTTAGTGAATTTCTTAAAAAGACAGACTATATCAACTATGTTGATCCTAGTGATGAACGAATAGTTCGTTTTGAAGACGATTCACGCGAAATCTATCGCACTATTCTTGATCTTGTCTGGAGAGACGTTTGGTTTGGGGTCTTGTTTAATAATGATGAGGAATCAATTCTCACTCTGACAAGACGTAAACTGATGCGAAATATCTGGCACAATAAGAAGCTTAGAGCCTTGTGCAATCAGATTAAGCATCGAAGCCATGAACTCGAATGGAAGAAGGTCTGGCCTAGAAAGTTCTCAAAGTCATTCAATATGGTCTTGAAGAGATCTGGTGTGACTGTGAACGACGGAGTTCAAGCATTGCTTTTTGAAATACCTATTCAAGAGCTCGCCAACGACTCTCTCGACAAGAGAGATGTCAACCTACATTTTGTAAAAACATAGGAGGCTCTGCAGTGCTTGTTTCTCTTCTTTGCGAAATCCCAATGGTTAGG